TTATTTTTATCAATGGCCCAGCAGGTTCTTCTAAAACATTCTTAGCTGTTTATTGTGCGCTTCATATTCTAAATATGAATCAAAGATCAGAATTGAAATATATTAGAACAATAGCTGAATCAGGTGAAAGAGCTTTAGGTTCATTGCCTGGAACTGTAGATGAAAAGTTTAATCCATTCATGATGCCGCTATACGATAAGCTAGATGAGCTATTGCCCATGTCTCAGTCTAAATATTTAGAAACTAATGGATTTATAGAAGCGTTACCAATTAACTTTTTAAGAGGAGCTACTTGGAATGATAAAGTAATTATTGCGGATGAATCACAAAATTATAGCAGTAAAGAGTTAATTACTCTTCTTACTCGTATTGGAGAAAATACTAAGATGTTTATCTGCGGTGACGCTATGCAATCAGATATCGGTAATAAATCTGGTTTCATGAGGGTGTACGATCTTTTTAATAATAAAGAAAGCGAAGAACGTGGTATTTACTGTTTTCAATTTGATGAAGAAGATATTATGAGAAGCGAAATTTTAAAATATATTGTAAGCGTATTTAAGAAATTAGATAAAACATGTGTCTGAAGTTATAATGTATTATGAGCGCTATTTATTGTTCTCAATGTGGAACTAAACATGGAATTGGATCTAAATTTTGTACAAACTGTGGCAACTCATTAGGAGGCTTTGTAAATGCAGTAAGGCAAAATACTCATGTTCAGATTCCTCAAAAAAATACTTTATTAACTAATAATAACAATGTTGACGAAGATGGAATTCCAACAACATTCGTCAAACCTTCAAAACTATCATACGAAATAGAAAGACCAAATACAAATAAGTATTCTGCAAAAGAGTTGTTGACTGCGACTCCCCTTCAAGAGTCCGAAAAAAGAGGATCTGCGAGAGTTTCAAATTATAAAAAATTAACTCGCGAAGAGTTCATGGCGCAATCTATTAAAGAATGCAGCTCCAGATCGGTTAATGATATAGATGAAACGTAAAAAGAAAAATTTTGAAGAAATGTATGAGATAATTGACCAAGTAATCAAAAAGCGAAAAAATAAGTGGAAGTTAAAAGCGATTACTTGGTTTGATTTTGAAGATATAGAGCAGATAATAAAGATTCATATACATAAAAAATGGCATCTTTGGGATCAATCGCGCCCAATTGAACCGTGGGTAAATCGCATAGTAACTAATCAGATTAGAAATATAATACGCAATAACTATACAAGTTTTGCGCGTCCTTGTTTATCTTGTTCTTTTAATCAAAATAAAGATGGTGACAGCGGTTCTGAAATGTCTTGCGGTTTCACTCCTAGTTCTAAGCAGTGCAATGAATGTCCGTTATATGCTAAGTGGGAAAAGGTAAAAAAGACAGCTTACGATGTGAAGATGACAGTTAGTCTAGAGAATCATAAAAATTATCATCATAATGTTGAATCTAATATTCAGCATAATTTTACTAACGCAGAAAATAAATTGCATTCTCTTATGGAAGCTAATTTAAATGATAAACATTTTTTTATATATAAATTATTTTTTATAGATAATTTACCAGATGATCAGATAGCTAAACTTTTAAAATTTAAGACGAACGAAAAGGGCAGAAAAGCGGGTTATAAACAAATTAAAAATTTAAAAAAAATGTTGTTTCTTAAAGCAAAACAACTACTAAGAGATAACGATATATTTAATTTATAATATGTTAAACGAAGAGCAAAAAATTTTTATTAATAAGAAAATAGAAGAAGGTTATAATGATTTCGTTGTTATAGCTAATCTTTTACATAATAAGAGCGATTTAGTGGGTAGATCAAAAGAGGCGAAAGAAGTAAGAGACTTTTTAATTAATAGTGGATTCATGTCTAAAAAAGAAAAGCCTAAACCTAATGCTGCGTTCTCTTTATCAAAAGATAATATAGAATTTATAGACATAAATATAAAAACGGGAATCTCTCCTAAGCAGATTACTGAACTATTATTTAATGAAAAGTTTAGTGGCATTCCTAATGTTAATGTTTTTATAACTCAAGAATATAGAGCAGTTCATAAATATATAAAAGATAATCATCCTGATCATCTAGTTGATATGGAGTCAGGGGTTAATGAAAAATACTCTGTTCCAAGATCAATTAAAACAGTTATAAATAAAGTCAATAGATGGTGCGGCCAAGAAATATCAGAAGAAAAATTATCTTTGCAACATAGAAAGTATATGGAAAAACTATTGACTTATCTTTCTAGTCCTCGTTTTGTTGGCAATTATGACTCTTATACTAGCAATACAGATAAAGAATTATTTGAAGCTGAATTTGTTCGCTCTGTTTGGGATAAGCCCGATTTAACAACTGATGAAATAAATTTATATATAAATGTTTGCATGGATTATATAAATCTTCGACAGATAGATATTAAAAAGAATAAAATCAATCAGATGTTTAATGACACAGAAGAGCAAAAAGATTTTACCATGCGTTTAACTGAAGTGTTAAAAACTATTTCAGAAGAATATAATCAATGCGCCAGTCGTATCGATAAATGCATTCAAAAGCTTAATGGAGAACGCTCTAAAAGAGTAGAACAAACACATCAAAAGAATGCTTCTATCTTGAATCTTGTAGAATTATTTCAAGATGAACAAGAACGCAAAATGATGATTCAAATCGCTGATATGCAAAAGCGTACAATCAGGGAAGAAGCTGATCGTTTAGAAAATATGTCTGCATGGAAAGCTAGAATTTTGGGGATTTCTAAAGAAGATGCTATATGATTCAGTGTAAAATCTGTAACGAATCTTTTAGCAACGATAAATCCTTTCATGGACATTTAAAGAAACACAATCTTTATCAAGCGGAGTATTATTGTAAATATTATCCAAGAACTTCGCTGTATTATAGACAGCAAATTCCATTTAAAAATAAAAAGCAATATTTTGAGACAGAATTCATAGACTACAATGAATTTACAAAATGGGAGAAAGCTTGTGATGCAGAAACAGTTAAAAGCAAATGTTTAGAATTGTTGAAAAAAAGAATAGATGAAAAAAACTATCATTTCGCTCCATTTTATAACGAATTACTTACTTTAAATCTACCGAGTTTAAATATTTATAAAAAATATTTTAATTCTTATACTGGCGCTTGCAAATTATTAAATATAGAACCTCTATATAATAAAAATCTGCCAGAATCTTTTAATAGAGTTGATTTATCTGATTTGCCTTTGTTGGTTGATACTAGAGAGCAAGATCCTTTAAAATTTAAAAAAGTTAAAGTAGAAAAAATATTTGTAGGAGATTATTTAATGGCTGATCCTAAGCTATTCAATAATACTTTTGTAGATAGAAAAAGCGAATCTGATTTTCTTGGAACAATGGCTTCAGGGGTTGAGCGATTTGAAAGAGAACTCATAAAAGCGGTTGAATTAAATTGTTATTTATTTGTAGTAATTGAAAGCAGCATTAGTGATATATTGGTTAACCATAAAAAGTATAATCGAAAAACAAATTTAGAATATGTTTTTCATAATATGCGTGATCTTAGCCATAAATATCCTAGACATATACAGTTTATTTTTACTGGTAGCAGAAATAAATCTTTAGATATTATACCTAAATTATTATATCATGGTAAGTCACTATGGCAGGTAGACATACAATATTTTTTAGACAATGAGTTGGGAAACAGGCAACCAAGTACAAAGGAAATCGCGTTTAATTTCCAATGAGGAATTATCTAAGATAGATGGTTACTTAGAAGAGCGAGAAGCGAAGTTATTATTTTATCAATTTCTTCGCAATAATACTACTTTCGCTACCGATCTAATAACTGGAGTCAAATTATTTCCTTTCCAACATATGGCTATTAAAGGCATGTTGGAAAGCGATTATTTTTTGGGAGTATGGTCGCGTGGTATGAGTAAATCTTATACCACTGGTATTTATGCCGTTCTTGATGCTATATTAAATCAGGGAGTTGAGACTGGCATATTATCACGTTCGTTTCGTCAGTCGAAAATGATATTTAAAAAGATAGAAGACATTGCAGCAAAGCCTGAAGCATATCTTTTAAAACAATGTATTACAAAAATATCCAAGTCTAATGACGAATGGGTTATGGAAATTGGCAAAAGCCGTATTCGCGCATTGCCATTAGGTGATGGTGAAAAACTTCGTGGATTCCGTTTTCATCGTATTATTATTGATGAGTTTCTATTGATGCCTGAACGTATTTATAATGAAGTTATTGTGCCGTTCTTGTCTGTCGTTCAAAATCCAACTCAAAGAGAAGAGCTTTATAATTTAGAAACTCAGTTGATCGCTAAAGGTGAGATGACTGAAGACGATAGATATATTTGGCCTAATAATAAATTGATTGCATTGTCTTCTGCATCTTTTAAATTCGAATATTTATATAAGCTATACGAGCAGTACGAAAATTTAATATTCAATCCCAAAAATAAAGAAAAGACAAAGCGTTGTATAATGCAATTTTCTTATGACTGCGCTCCTTTGCAGCTATACGATCAGAATCTCATTAATCAGGCTAAAGCTACGATGAGCGAGTCTCAATTTTTGAGAGAGTTTGGCGCACAATTTAGCGATGATAGTTCTGGATATTTTAAAATTTCTAAAATGGCTTTGTGTACAGTGCCAGATGGCGAATTACCTGCTGTTGAAGTTATTGGAAATCCAGAAGATGAATATATATTAGCGGTTGACCCTTCTTGGTCAGAAACTGAATCATCAGACGATTTTGCAATTCAAGTGTTAAAGATTAATAAAGAAAAACAAATTAACACTTTAGTTCATTCTTACGCTCTTTCAGGGTCTTCTTTGAAAGATCATATTAAATATTTCTTATATCTATTACAAAATTTTAATGTGGTAGGAGTTTGTATGGATTATAACGGTGGTGTTCAGTTCATGAATTCATGCAACGAAAGCGAACTATTTAAAGACGCTAAAATTAATTTAAAACCAATAGTAACAGAGTTTGAGCGTCCAGAAGAATACGCTCAAAATCTTTATGCCGCAAAGTCTGAATATAATAAGTCAGATTTTAAATATGTATTCTTAAGAAAACCAACTTCTGGTTGGATACGTCTAGCAAATGAGCTGCTTCAAGCAAACTTCGATCATCGTCGTACATATTTTGCAAGTAGAGCCATTGATGACAACTTTAGAAGCCAAACTAAAAAACACATTGGAATAACTGATTTAAAATTTTCTAATGCTTTAGACACTGAGAAAGAAAATGAAGAAGCTAAGATGATTGACTTTGTTGAACATTTATCAGACATGATTATGCTAACAAAAACAGAATGCGCTCTCATACAAATAACAACTTCTGCACAAGGTATGCAAAATTTTGATCTTCCAGCTAACCTTAAACGTAAATCTGGACCAGATAAACCTAGAAAAGATAGTTATTCAGCATTAGTATTAGGTAATTGGCTTTGTAAAATATATTTCGATATGGGTAATACTCAAGTTGATGATATTACAGAAACTTTTGAACCTATGTTTATAGGTTAAAGTTAAAAAGTCACTTTCAAAGTTACAATGTGTAACTATTATTAACATGAGCCGCAAATATAATAAAAGATCAGACTATTGGAGCAAGTTTTCTAAAGGAAATGAAGATCAAACAGCGCCTTTAGATGATTTATTAAAGGATTATTCTGAGCCTTCGCTTGTTGGCGATCCATTTTACGAGCAAAGTAAAGCTTCTACATACGAAAGAACTGGAACAGGCGAAACCACTAATCTACGCAGAAATCTGGCTTATGTAGGTCCAAAAATATATAAATATGGTAACATTAGAGAAGGTATGTTGCCATTTGAGATGTCCATTAATGGATATAATATCCGCGATGCTATCGAATTATGTCAGAAAGCTTACGCTAATGTAGCTATTTTCAGAAATGCGGTTGATATCATGTCTGAATTTGCTAATGCCGAAATTTATTTAGAAGGTGGAAGTCAAAAAGCTAAAGACTTCTTCACCAAGTGGATGAAGTACACAAGAATGTGGAATGTAAAAGACCAATACTTCCGTGAATACTACCGTAGTGGCAATGTATTCTTTTATAAGATTAATGCTAAGTTTGAAATCGATGACTTTCAAAAGCTTTTAGAAACATATGCATCATATGATGGTTCTTCTTATAATACAGACATTAAATTATATAACTATCCAACACCATACGATGTAAAGAATCTAATTCCTGTTCAGTATATTCTTCTTAATCCATT